TGTGAAATATTTACATTAAAATGAACAGACTCACTCTTAAAAGACTCAAGTTGTAATTGCACCTTAATCCATTCCCACCAAGTTTGTTTCGGTGGTGGGGGTAGCAAACTCTGAGGAAGAGAATCAAATTCTTCAAGTCTATGTTCAGCAAGCAATTCTTCCTTACTTGCCTTAAGATTAGCCAGAAAAACTTCTGGACTATCATTATTCTTTTGCTCCATTTTAAGAAACATTTCAACATCCCAATTTAAGGTTTCAGAAATAAAAACAGATCTTTCAAATGATTCTGACCGGAAGGAGTCCCAATAGGGATCATTAAACGAAGTTATCGCACCATTCTCAGGATCAATATCATGAGAAAAATTCGCATTATCAAACAGCGGATCAAAAGGCTGTTCAAATGCTTCATTATGATCAGCATCAGGATCCGCAAGAATTTCATTAAATTTACAAATTTGATCACGCGTATAATACCCATCTAAATGTAAAAATACAATACTATCTAGCATACACGCAAGAGATATACGTAAGGCTTCAATATTCATTGGGAAGAAAATTCTCCTTGATCCAAATTGAAATTCATCTGGAAAAAAGAGAATAATAAAATTCTCACAAATGAACATTCCAATAAAAGAAACATATTTTGTATATTCCTTAAGTATATTAGAACACGAAAGATATGTCTCAGCATGTTTCCTATCCATAATTGCCTCACTCTTAAAAGACTCTAGTTGAAATTGAATCTTCATCCAATCCCACCAGGTCTGTTTAGACTTCAACAATGTCTGAGCATCCTGATCAAGGACTTCGGATTTAAAAGAAGGTTTCGAAAACCAACCCGTACTCCGAGTCCAAAAATTATCTTCTGGGAAAGCCAAATTGACCATATCCACTAGGTTCCTCTGCTCAACATTGTGTCTATCAAATTCACATTTCAAATAATCTAGACATTCCTCAAATGTTAAACTAGCTATCTTCCGAGGTCCTCTAGTACCATCAGTATAATAACCTTCTATCACACCATTCTTATCCGCTTTCTCCACCCACGAAGCACGAGTATAATTATCAAACATCCATGCAGTAGTATCAAACGAAGATTGGAATGGACGCGTCTTAGTAACAACCAGTCGATGCCATCTCCTCATAAGAGATTCGGGACATTCAGAAAATTTCAATAAAATGTCAACATCAACATTAGTAGTAATTATCACTAATTCGGGCATAATTTTAATAGTTCCTTTTAATTCAGCATCTGGGCTCAAAGCCCTGCGAGGAACATTATTAATCATATCAATAACTCGTCTCATTGGACTGGTCTGTAACCAATTCCTATGAGTATTCAACACATCATCCAAAATAATAACACGATGGTGAGTTCTCAATTCAGACTGAAATTCATCGTCTTCGTTAAGCACAATTACTTCGTGTCGCTTAACATCAGGCATCAATTTCTTCACAATGGCAAGAGCAGCGGTAGTTTTACCTACACCTGCCTTACCTTCAAGAAGAATCCCTGTTGCTTGGCGTCGTATAATATCATTGTTCTCACGTAACCAATGTTTAACAAATAGTTGCTTAATAAAATATCCCTGTCGATAAAGCGATGTACGATCAATTGCAGTTAATGCATCAACACGTACAAAATACTGCGCAGCAGATAAAATCGCTACCACATAAGAAAACGTGGTAGATGAAAGACCAATCTCTGCATAACGACCAGTATTCACAAACGGAAAAAGAGCAATAATCCATTCCATCAAGAATGTAATAAAACGTGCTCTTAAATTATCATTGACTGGAGACGGTGTAAAAGATTCAGACCTAAAAATAACTTGTTTATCATCAACAACATCATACAAAGAAAATCCACGATAATTATCGTAATAATTCAATCTATCATGTTTAATCAAATCATCATAAGTCCACCATTTACACAATTGAACAACATCATAAGTTGTGGCAATACGAACAAGTTTTTCACGAATTTCATCAAAATAATTACGTCCGTGTTGACTTGCTTTACGCAACATACCATCAACATTTTGCGAAAATAAAACCTCAGGCGAATCTGGAGAAGTCTTCTTCATCCAGTGAATTCCTTTCTCAATAGAACTCTTCGCTA